AAGCAGATCTCATGATTGACGATATGAAAGCAGCCATATCTAAGGGCAAAAGATTTATATGCCACTGGCCAAAGGATTTAGTCCATTGAATGGACTAAATAAAGGTATATGAAATATCGTGAAAATCAATTAATCTTTGAGCAATATCGTAAAGTTCTAAACGAAAGCAACGGCATGTCTGAGCAATATGAATTTGTAGTAGAGGAAATTCCTGGAATGTCTGGAGGTCCTTTCTATGTAGAGGGTACTGTCGAATACTCCTCTTATTCTGATGAAGGTGGTGGTGGCGAACCATTGAGTGTTCCTGAGTGGCAAGATGGTTCTATTGACAGGGTGTATTACTTCGATGATAGTGATAACCCACAAGAGGTAGATGTCACAGGACAAATTACTCCGGAAGTAGAAAAATTTCTACTATCTGAATTGAAGGATCAATTTGACAACGATCAAGATCTTTACTAATAGGAATAATTAAGCAATCGAAGAACCATCCTTAAGGGGGCTAGATGAGATATTTTTAGGCAATTCTCATCTAGCCCCTTGATTTTTAGATTTCTGTAGTGATAGTAACGATGAAGTCGCTAGGTTCTAAAGCATATGGATAGTATTTTGTTTGTAACTATATAAATAAGTATATGAGCAAATCCAAATTCGAAACAATACAGCGCCAGTATCTAGGAACAATCAATGAGGAGGTGGATCTCCAATCCTGTGCCGCCAATGTAGCTAGCCTTGAAACGACACTCAAGGACGCAATTGACAACACCCAATCCTCTTTGAAACAAATGATGAACCTTTATCAAGACACTGGCGACGGATCCATTGATGCCGTTTGGGAAACTTGCACCCAGATGTATAATTTGGCAATGACTACCTTTAATTCTAATAGTGAAGCCTTAAAGAATTTTGAAAAACTTTACTATAAAGAGTAGAAATAGTAAATCTCGAATATAAATAATTTTAACGTGAATACACAGACGCCAGAGATTAATTTCTTTTATACAACTCCAACAGCCAATCGAATGGCTGCGGGTGGTTGCAAGTGGCGTCTCCTCGATGCTCAGCGATCATCCGCGAGTTGAAAAAAACTTTAAAAAAGACTTGCAGGTGTAACACGCCGCAGTTATAATAAAAAAGTTAAAATAAACAACGAGGTTCACGACAAGGGAGCACCTGAAGCGCCCAAGCGATCACAGAAAGTGACATCAGTTAAAAGCTGATAGTGTATGAAGTATTTTTACAGATATCAAATGTCTTGATATCAAGGGTCCAGTAAAGCAAATGCTTGATGTTTCCTAGTGTAGTACACTGAATAACATATCTTTTTTTAGGGTTCTTTTCCTGACGGTGGACTGTAAATCCATTGCCGTGTTATGTCAGGCGGTTCGGCAGAAGGTTCAACTCCTTGAGGACCCACCAATTTCAAATGGGGGTGCATGTACTAAGGCTAGCGAGACTGATTTGCAATCAGACTGTTGTGGGTTCGATTCCCACCATCTCCACCAATTTGGATGATTAAGCAGACAAGCGTGCTGCATCTGTTTGGAAGACAGATTGATCTAGTGATCCTAGGTTGGGGTGCAAGTCCTCATTCATCCGCCACTTTCTGGTGTTGTATTTTAATCGGCAAATTGCTATCCTGTCACGATAGATGATGCGGGTTCGAATCCCGTCAGCACCGCCAATTTATGGGTAGCTAAACAGACAAGCGCGCTGTAACCGCCTTGAAAGCGGATTGATCTAGTGATCCTAGGTTGGGGTGCAAGTCCTCAGTTACCCGCCAATTAAGCATCAACTATCCACACTTTATGAGGAAATCCTCACAAGCTATCCCTTATATGGCTCTGGTCAAACATGGGCTTGTGCATGTTTGTAGATGATAACAGTGCTCACTGGAAAATAGCTAACTCTTAGTGGAGCACATTTCGGTCTTTTAGTTTAATGGTAAAACGACGCACTTGTAATGCGTTGATTCCGGTTCGACTCCGGACAGGACCTCCATTTCTTTTTACGTGCTAATGTCCCAAGGCAGGCGAGTTGGACTCCAAATCCGACTGGGTCAGTTCGATTCTGACAGCACGTGCCAATTTCGGCCTATTAGTTTAGTGGTAAAACAATTTACTCGTAATGAATAGTCCCCAGCTCAATTCTGGGATAGGCCTCCATCTTATGCGGTTGTAGCTCAATTTGGTAGAGCGCATCCTTGCCAAGGATATTGTCGCAGGTTCGAATCCTGTCAGCCGCACCAATGGGTAGTTAAGCAGACAAGCGTACTGCAACCGTCTCGAAAGCGGATTGATCTAGCGAACCTAGGTTGGGGTGCAAGTCCTCAGCTACCCGCCATTTTATATGGTCCTTTAGCATAATGGTAATGCATCGGATTTTGATTCCGACTATGATGGTTCAATTCCATCAGGGACTTCCAATTTCTTTTGGCTCGAATAGCACAATGGTGAGTGTATTTCCTTGGTATGGAAGGGATGTGGGTTCGATTCCCACTTTGAGCCCCACACGCCTCTGTAATTCAAAAGTAGAATGGTTGTTTCATAAGCAACACGGTGAAGGTGCAAGTCCTTCCGGAGGTACTAATTTATATGCCAAACACTGCAATTTTATTCACAGGAAACGTACACGGTGACACCATTGATGTTCTAATTGAACAGACCAAAAATCAGACAAATAAAATAGCATCAATATGGGAAAATGAATCACCTGAATATGTCGACAAATTAAAAAACAACAATTTTAAAATCATTTACAATAGTGTAAAACAACAAGAAATATATAAACCACAGTTTATTACTGTACATAATGGGTTGAAGTATCTTAAAGAAAACGGATATGAATATGTATTAAGGACTCGTTTTGATATACTATGTCAAGATTATGATAGATATTTAGAGATACTGGCGAAGTCGTATCGCGAAAAGCTAACAGCTATCGCTGGCATAGAGACATCTACCACTTATTTTTTAGATATTATTATAGGTGGGAAAATTGATGAGATGCTTAAATTTTTCGCATTGCAGCCAAACTATGATGTTAGGTACTATGAAAAATTTTTAATAGAAAATTACTCAAATAAAACAAATCTAACTAAAGAAGAAATAAGAAATATATTGAATTTCTCGTTAAGTGATTGTGTCAATAACAACATTGAATTCATATGGTACAGGCCAATTTCGTGGAAGTCGCAAACGATCACGTGGCCAGACATGAGAGTAATTAATGAGTATTGCAAAAATAATTTTATCTGGATGTAGTTCAGCTTGGTAGAACATTTGATTTGGGATCAAAAGGTCGTGGGTTCGAATCCCACCATCCAGACCAATTTATAAATAAACAAGTTGATAACAACACAACCACGTGTTAATATTAACTACACATTGCGGGATAGAGCAGTAGTAGCTCAACTGGCTCATAACCAGGAGGTCGGTGGTGCAAGTCCATCTCCCGCAACCAATTTCAACATATGTGCTCCTGTAGCTCAATTGGTAGAGCGGAAAGCTTATACCTTTCGTATGCCCCAGATTAGGGCGCGGTTGTCGGTTCGAATCCGGCCAGGAGTACCAATTTCAACGAAAACAAAAATGACTAAAAAAGATCGCAACAAACCCACATATGAGTGGATTGATGTAAATGCTGGTGAAGCATATTACTCTTTATATGCATATTGTTTAGACAACGCCGATCAACTAAACGGCCATCCTGGAATTCAAATCGGGTGTTATCATTACGCCATCAGCAGAAAGATGACACCAAAAAAACCATTCAAAGTACATGCTAGGAAAATGAATCAAGGGCATATATGGAGAGGCTGGGGTAGATCTTACATTAAAGTAGATCGCGACATTCAGGTAGATAACAAAAAAAGATTCTGGCCTACACACAATCAAATTTCAATAGAAGTTTAACCTGCACATGCCTCTGTAATTCAATGGTAGAATAACAGACTTTTAATCTGAAGGTTATGGGTTCGAGTCCCATCGGAGGCACCAATTTATACAGTCAACGCTCTGATATATTGCTATAGTATATAAGTAATAATTTAATTTAATTTTTAATATTCCTCAGTGGCAGACTAGCAATGCACCCGACTGTTAATCGGGATTATGAAGGAGCGTAACCTTCCTGAGGAGCCAATTTATAACTGCGATCAAAACACAAAGCAGTTGCTAATAACAACACCCGATGTGAATATATAACATGAAGAAAACTCAACGCCAATGTGCAGACGACTTAGTCAACTACATCATTCGTAAAGAACTTATTCACATCAAGTCAGAATATCTTCTTCGCATTGAAAATAGTGAATGGATGGCATGTGGCACAGAGGATAAAACCAGAATTGAAGAATTGCAACGGGACATTCAAAGTGCTCGAGAATATATTAGTGTACTGGATGAGTACATCACTAAATTTGAAAAAGTAGAAACCTCGCCATTGTTCAATTAAATGGAACAACTAATAGAACCATTCTGCTACATTGCAAATGTCAAAGTTACAGATAAAAATGGCAAACAAGGGAATAGACCGTTAATTAGATTTCAAGCACCTGACTCGGGATTAAATTTTAATACTTATTACGTTGCGTGCGCATGTGCTTCTGTATACAACATGTTCCTTGATTATATTGCCGAGAAAGATCAAATAGAATTTGAAAAACAATTCAAAGAGATATTCAATAAGCTTATCGATGAAGGTCTAATAGAAATCATGAAAGACAAACCAATTTCGGGTTGATAGCAATGATGGTTCATGCGTCTGTCTGAAGAACAGATCATCTCGGTTCGAATCCGAGTCAACCCACCACTTATGTCGCCGTCGTCTAATGGTTAGGACGGAGGATTTTCATTCCTCAAATGGGGGTTCGATTCCCCTCGGCGATACCAATTTCAATACGGAGTGTAAACCAAACAGGCGCGTTGGAACTGTTTGCTAAACAGATTGTGGTTTTGCTAAAAAGCCATCTGGTTCGAGTCCAGTGCACTCCGCCACTTTATTGTCTCGTAGCTCATCGGTAGAGCACTTCCCTGATAAGGAATAGGTAGCTGGTTCGATTCCAGTCGGGACAACCAATTTCAATAACCAATACTAAAAATGAAAAGATATCTTTTGATAGCAGGCCACGACTATTATCCTGGTGCGGGTACAAGCAATTGGGTTGATTCGTATGATTCATACGAAGAGGCTCTCAATATGGTTGAAACAATGGAAGAAAATAACTACGGTAGGTGTGGTTATACTATTGGAGATATGCCATGTGATTGGTATGAAATAGTAGATTTAAACGAATGGAGTCCTCGCAATTCAATTTCAACATATTAAATCCAATGCAAACACTTTACAAATACAGTACCAAAGGCGCACCTCTTCAGTGGAGCATTGAAGTAGAAGGTGACAAGTATCGAACGATTGAAGGGCAAGTAGGAGGCAAGCTGACTACTTCGCAATGGACTATTTGTTTCGCAAAGAATGTTGGTAAGGCAAACGCAACTACGGCAGAAGAACAAGCTCTGAAAAAGGCTGAATCTATCTATCGCAAGAAAAAGGACGCCGGATTCAGCGAGACATTGGAATCATCTGGTGCGAATTTCTTTGAACCGATGCTTGCTCATAAATGGGATCAGCACCCTCTAGCACCTGGTACACCATTGGCTCTTCAGCCCAAACTAGACGGACATAGATGCATTGCGTATCTTAAAGATGGTAAAGTATATCTCCAAAGTCGAAAGGGCAAACAGATCACTTCATGCACCCATATTGAAAATGCTCTTGAAGATTTATTCAAAGAAAATCAATCTTTTATTCTAGATGGTGAGCTTTACAATCATACCATTCCGTTTGAAAAGATTTCGGGGTTAGTTCGTCAAATTGAACACACTGCGGAATGCAAAGATATTCAATATCATGTTTATGATCTTGTTGATCTAAATAACCGACAACTAACTTTCGACGAAAGAAATTGGCAATTGGTTACAAAGCAATTACGGCTTTGTAATAATGAGCATATAAACATGGTTACTACATTGTTCGTAAATGGCAGCGATGCTATTGCGGAGTATGAAAGTGAGTGTGTGGAAGATGGATATGAAGGTATCATGATTCGTGATACTACATCTATCTATGAGAATAAAAGATCGAAAGGACTTCTGAAACTCAAACAATTCCAAGACGAAGAATTCAATATTGTCGAAATCAAAGAAGGTCAAGGTAATCGCACCGGACTAGCCACAGAAGCAGTATTGGCTCTTGAAGACGGTAGAGCTTTTTCTACTGGAGTTATTGGCAACGAAGAATATGCACGTGGCTTATTTAATGACCGCGAAAAAGTCAAAGGGATGCTAGCCACAGTAAAATACCAAGGAAAGACTGCACAGGGGATTCCTAGATTTGGTAAAATGAAAATCGTAAGATATGAAGGATTCTAAGTATGAATATATCTTTTAATCATTTCCATAAACTATTATCAGATCCAAGGTTTATAGTAAAATACAAGCATCCTGACTGTACTGATGTTCGGGAGTGTAGATTCAAACAAAACCTTCTTAAATTTTTTAAAGGCACAAACACTCTGTATGTTGATGCTGATCTGTGGTTTCTGGAAGAATACAACAAAGCAATATCTTATGACGAAGAATCGGGTTCTTTCATTCTTCGCAAGAAAGAATATGACATGGAAGAAACTGATGAATTTGAAGTAGTCGAGGGGTGGGACGGATATTGTGAAACGAGACCGATTATAAAAGTACTCGACACATGGAAACTAATTCCGATTACGTTCACATTTTACGCAAGAGCATCAACAAAAGACTTGATAGGCTAACAGCCCCGTTGTATAATTGTTTACGCGGTAGTAGCTCAATTGGTAGGGCGTCTGACTTCCACTCAGAATGTTGCAGGTTCGAGTCCTGTCTACCGCACCACATTCAACCAAATCAACCAAATCAACATAATGGATATAGACTCAATTATCACTACAATACCAAAATTGATTTATTTCACAAGCATTGGATTTTTAGTTATATTGTACTTTGCATTGATTATCAAAGCATTGGTTATCGCACTCGATGCAATCATTGATTTCTAAAATATGAGTGGAGGGCATTTTGATTACAATCAATTTCGATTGACTGACATTTCGAGGGAAATCATGTCCCTTATTAATAGCAATGAAGTTCCAAATGAATTCAGGCAGGCTCGGAAGTATCCTACTGATATTTTAGATAAGTTTGAAGTAGCAATGATTATATTAGATACTGCTGCAGATATAGTACATCATATCGATTATCTTGTTGAAGGAGATATTGGAGAAGATACATTCAGGGAACTATATAACAAAGCAATCAAGGATTTTTGTACCAAACTTGCAGAACATCAACTTACTTAACCTTAAATACTCTTATGCCCACTAACGACCAATCTCTCATCTGTGAAGCGTACGCAGATCAAATCGCATCAAATGCATCCGACTCTGAAGAATATTCGATTTTTATCGAAGCAGAACTAACTGCACCAGCGAAGACATCCAAAGCAATTCAAGCATTTGAAAACATTCTCAAACGATATGATCGAAATGGTGCAATAGCATTAACTCCCGGGGGTGTATATACACGACCTTCAGGTGACAAGACTGTAGTTGAATATGATGCATATATTAAACGAGGGCGAAGATACATCAATCCAGAAGAAGACAATTCGCGTTATCTTCCGTCATATATCGAATCAGCTATCTCTGACTTGTATGATGACCTTGAAGGTTATAACGGTACAGATGACATCGAATTGGAAGGCGAAGATGGAGATCCTCCAGAACACGTCTCAAGCTTCGAGATTCCTGGTGAGAGGGTGACTATCAGATACGTATTGAGCTACTAATTTAAATTTGGCATGGACGACTAGACGGACGCATGTCGAGGATATCCAACATCAGTTCAACTAGTGACTGCGGGAGAGAACCGCACAATTTGGATGGCGACCCGGCTAGTGAAGGGCTACGTCTGCAAAACGTTTGTTGTTGAGTGCGATTCTCAAGCCATCCTCCAATTTTAAAACATGCACACTATACATACAACCACTACAAACAATCAATCTAAACAAGAAGAGCCCCAACGCACTTCTTTGATGGTAGCTCCTACTAAATTCTATATTTGGTGTAAAAGCAAATTCAACATGGCACTAATTTTAAGCATCGGGTTCCTTTTAGTGCAGGGAGTTAATGGGCAAAATTCTTTTCGATTAAATACATTAGGTTCTGACGGGCCTGATGGTATTTGTGTGCGGAATGGAAATCAATGGGATTGCTATGGGCAACATATTAGCGCACCCGAACCAACGAACCCAGGAGTCCTGATGACAGCAGCGGGGGTAGCAGTTATGATGAAAAGAAAGAGGCATTAATTTCTTTTGATTTTTAAAAAACAAACAATAAGATGTTGATTTAACACACACCACAAAGTATAATATAAACGAAGATAACATCTTCAACAAAATCAAATTATGAAAACAAAACTACTATCACTAGTAATGGCACTCGCAACACAAATGGCATTTGCAGGCTCTCCTGTAACACCTCCAACCCCTGCTACACCAGAAGTTGGATCCACAGGATGGGTTTCAAAGGCATTCACAACTGTGGTCCTTGACAATGGTGATGAAACAGTCGGTGGAGGTTTGAGTCTTGAAGCTCCAGTTGTAGGCGATCTGAAAGCAGAACTTACTGTTGGTGTAGCAGATGACCTTTATACCGTAGGTGGTAATCTTCTCTATTACGTCCCCGTAGGAGAGAAGCTTTCTGTATATGGCTTGGCGGGCGGTGCTTATGAATTCGATACAGATCAATGGACCGTACGAACCGGTGGCGGTCTAAGTTATAGTCTTACTAATACCCTCAATCTGTTTGCAGATGCAACCTACAATTTCCTTGTAGAGAATGATGCCAAGGATGGCGTCGTTGCAATTCGAGCAGGTGTTGGGTTTAAGTTCTGATTATACTGATCTGAATAGGCGAACGCCACCTGGTAAAGTGCGTGACAGCCGGAGAGACGGCCTCGTTAATTTGGGTGGTTCGTATAACGGATAGTACGCAACGCTACGGACGTTGAGACAGGGGTTCGATTCCTCTACTGCCCACCATATGCCCAGTTCGTTCAACGGATAGGACAGCGGTCTTCTAAACCGCGAATAGAGGTTCGATTCCTCTACTGGGTACCATTTTCCATATAGCCACGTGATGTAATTGGTAAACGTGACGGTCTCAAAAACTGTTTTCTATGGGTTCGAGTCCCATCGTGGCTACCATGCCCTGTGTAGCATATTTAGTTAATGTCTTCGCCTGTGAAGCGAACGAAGATGGTGCAATTCCATCCCAGGGAACCAATTCGCGAATAGTTAATGGTATCGTTCGAAAGATACTAAAGACTAACTGAGACCCCCATTTCGAAGTTTATAGGTTGAACACCGCAGTTAATCGGTGCGGGAGGTGTGTTCGAGTGCACACGATGGATCAGGTCTCGACAATTTACATATGCCCGCATAGCCCAATCGGTAGAGGCACTTGACTTAGGATCAAGAGGTTGGGGGTTCGAATCCCTCTGCGGGTACTTTTTATGGGAGTGTTAGCGTAGCGGCCGAACGCACCAGTTTTACACACTGGCAATCATCACAGGTTCGAATCCTGTCGCTCCTACCATTTCATGGCTATATGACGTAATTGGTAAACGTATTGCATTGAGGATGCAAGTTTTGCAGGTTCGAGTCCTGTTATAGCCACCATTTTACTTCATACACTTATATCCTTCTATTTGTGGCATAAGTATTTTACATGCCATTTATACCAGCAAGCAGACCTCAAATCACGAAGGAAGAGCTACTAAGCCAAGTAGCTGCAAAGTATCCAGACTTCAAACCAGGAGATAATCTGTGGTTTTGCGGAGTTCGAGGTTACTATAAGAAGACTATGGGTAATCCATTATCAAACGATCGAGGAATCTATGATGATGCTATTTTCATCATTTCTCCTAATGTATTTGCTTCATACAACGCAAATACTGACCCATCAGTCTATCGCAAGCAAACACGCACACGTAAAGGGATTGCTGTGCTGCAACCAGGGGTGTGGCCTGTATATGCCTTTGATACACACAATGGAAGTAGACCACATCCAGCGATCTGCCAACGCAGGGGTGAGGTAACAGTTAAAAGAGATGGTGGTGTATTGGACACTGGATGGTTTGGAATCAACATTCATAGGGGAGGTATTAATGGAACGTCATCCGAAGGATGTCAAACATTTCCACCTAGCCAATGGACTGCGTTCTATAATGCGGCCAAAACAGAAGCGATCCGCTTATATGGACAAGACTTTGCAAAAGAAACATTTACGTATGTGCTGATTGAGAATTGAGTTGATTGCGTACACGCCAGCGGCGATATTAAAACATGCAAATCATCGACGACCTCAAATCAGAAATCAAATCCTACAACGTTCGGCCATTCAGTGCGGCAGATCTTAATTGCAGCAAAGATGGCGTTTACATCCACGACAATAAGATCAATACGACACAGTTCAACGATCTCATGGATGTGATTGGCCTTCGAGCTCGCCTTACTAATGGTGTGCTCAAGGAACCAGATCAAAATTGGAAGCCGTTGCAAGAGGCTCTGCAGACCATCGATCGCAACAAGCGGTTTGGTTATATTGCGGACAAGAAAGAGAATATTACCTGTGTGATCAAAGACGGACCATCTGAAGCGACCCAGCTAGACTACGATGATCGTATTGATGATTTGGTGAATAGCATCATCGCCTCTGAAAATAGCATTAGCCGTGCCTATTTCAGTCCAGAGAATGCAACCTTCTTCATTGACACTACTGGATCTGATGAAATCAATTGTGGTGATGGTGATCTTTGGAAATTTGGTGTGACTACTCAGATCGGTCTCGTATCACAGAAATATTCAAATTATTTCCTCCGTTTGCTGTGCACGAATGGGATGACAACTCGTGAGAATCTTGTTTACCGCCAAGCCCATAAAACAAAGAATGTTGGGCGTCAGTTCCTTAACTTCATCAAAGAAAACAATGCATCTTCTTTGATTGCCCCGCGGGTAGAAAAGATGAAGAACCATCGTGCATCATTCTACGAAATGGAAGCAGTTGCTGATGTATTGACTACAGACCAACAAGATGTCCTGATGCCTGATTGGTATCTCGATACTATCATCGAACATAAGAATCGTGGTATCGATCTTAGCGAAATGCCAGCAAAGCAACAGCGTTTGGTTTATACGAAAGTCAATAACTACGATGTCTTCAATTTGGCTACGGCTCTCTCGAGCCATCACCGAGATGAAATTGGCACCAATACCGCGTTGGGTCTTAATAAGGTTGCTGGCGAAATGTTCATCAACGGACCACAACTCCTGCACAATGTGATCAATATTTACGATAATTGATATGGCGAGCCAAATAGTTATCAATACCTTAAATAAGTATTGATAATAAAATGGATACAGAAAAAACTATTGTTGATCGATTCGCCGAAGGCGGTTGGATTGTTTCTCTCATAGGAGCCGGTGGTATGCTGGCTAGAATCTTACACAGCAATGCAAAGTATAGCATCGGTTCTTATGTGAGAAAAATCCTTGCCGCTGGAATTTCAAGTAGCATTTCATGGTTCATACTCGAGCAATCAGATTTCAGTAGCTTTACTAAAGCATTAATTTACGGCATAGTTGGGGTTGTAAGCCCCGAGGTAATTGAAGGAGTGATTTTGATTTTCAAAAAATTCTTCGAAAAGCCCCAATTAATCATTGATTTCATTTTGAGACGTTAGTAATATAACATATGAGCAAATTTCAAGCAGGCAAAGGACCAAAGCGACGTAAAGGAGAAAATCCTAAAAAGTTTAGCAACGGCTGGGATTTGATTAATTGGTCTTCAAAAAATAAAAAAGACATGAATGAACCAGGAGGCAGCGTCAAACCATGACGTTGTTGTTGGGTTCTAATGGTTATGTTGGAAGTGCTTTTGCCCGTTATTTGAGTGATTTAACCCCAGAGCTCAAAACCTATTCAGCCAGACATCCTATAGTCAAAGAAGAGTTTAGAAAATATCTTCTTGAAAATGGCATAGAAAGAGTGATTAACTGCGCAGCGTACACTGGATCTCCAAACATCGCTGCTTGTGAATTGCCTGATGCAAAAACAGAATGCATCGAAGCTAATGCATTCATGCCTCTAAGAATAGCTGAAATATGTGATAGTCTCAATGTCAAATTCGGGCATGTTTCTACGGGATGCATATACAGCGATCCTCGGTGTGATATCGGTGAATCACCTACGAAATTATACAACGAAAGAGACGAACCTAACTTTTGTTTTGATGATGCTAACTCGTCTTGGTATAGTGGAACAAAGGCTCTTGGTGAAAAATTGCTCAAAAATACAGATGCGCTGATATGGAGAATGAGGCTCCCATTTAATTCAGTACCGCATCCAAAAAACGTTATCAGCAAATTCATCCTCTTTAAAAAATTAATCAATACAACGAATTCTTATACTGATTTATACGAGTTCGTGCGTGCAGCTTACAAGACATTCAGCTTGCAAACGAGCCGTAAAACATTCAATTTAAC